GTCCTCCTCCTCCTTGATGACGCGCTCGACCGTGCAGGGCACCAAGCCGTTCAGCTCGCACAGCCACTGGATGAGGGTGGCGTTGAGCGTCTCGCTCAGCAGGTTGCTGTCGGCCTGCACCAGGTCGAGCCTGACCGAACTGCGCTCTTTGCTCGCGCTGGCCAGCGCCCCGCCGCTCTTGCTGCGTGCTTCCTGGCCCAGCAGCACCGCGTCGATCCAGTCGTCGCAGTACTCGCACAGCGCCTGCTGCGAGGTGATCGAGCCCGACGCGAGCTTGCTCTCCAGCAGCTCGATCATCGTGCCCTCGGGCGTCATGATCACGCCGTCGTTGCTGAGTGCTTTCAGGGCATCGAACAGCGTGCCCTTCTCTTTCGGCCCGGCCCCGCGCGGGTATTTGCCCCACGGCACTGGCACGCCGGCGCGGTCGTTCAGCTTGTTCCAGCTGATCATGGCCTTGCGCTTGAAGAACACGGCCCAGTAGAGCTGCAGGCCCAGGCCGAGGCCCCAGGGGTTGTCGTCCTGCGGGTTGACGCGGTGGACGACGAACGCGCGCGGCGGCAGCGGCTCGCCGGTCAGCAGGTTGGCGCGCGTGAGCATGCGCAGCTCCGGCGGGCCGCCGTCATCCGGCTGCACGAACGCAAAGCGGCGCAGCGCGCGCTGCGGCGCGCGGGCCACTTCGTAGCGCCCGTCGCGGATCGTCATCACGATCTCGTTGATCGCCGCGCCGGTCAGCAGCGCTTCGAGCAGCTCGCTGCACAGCTTGTCGAAGCCGCTGCGCTTGAGGATGTCCTGCAGCACCTCGGCGTCGGCTTTGCCGCGCCCGCCGTCCTGCACCGGCACCACCTGGTAGGGTCGGCCCACCAGCGCCAGCACACGCTTCTGCAGCGCGCTGAACACCTTGCCGTCGCGCTTAAGGTCGCGGTACAGGTCGGCCCCGCTGGCCGCGCTGCCCTTCTCGAGCAGCAGCGGATCGTTGGTGCGCACGAGACCCATGTACAGCGTCTCGAACGGGTCGAGCAGCCGCGATGCAATCTCGGTGTCGAGCTGCGGCTCGGGCAGCGCGGCAGGCGCCTTGGCGGCGCGGCGGGTCTTGGTGGTTTCAGCCATAGAGGAAGCCCGACAGGTCTCGCGGTGCAGCGCCCACACTGCCGGCCGACTGGAATTCGATCGGCGAGAACGGCACCGACCCCGCATGCAGCGCCAGCGCCAGCGCCCAAAAGCGGTCGGCGTGGCCGTCGGGCGTGCTCTCGGCGACGAAGCGCACGTTGCCGGCGGCCGTCACCTGTTTCTGCACCTTGCGCAGGTCGGCGCGGATCACCGGGTCATCGGGGATGCGCAGCTTGCGGTCTTCCATCGCGCCACGCAGCGGATAGGCCAGCGCCTCCTTGACCTGCGGCGTGAAGGTCACCGCCTCCACGCGGTGTTCGCCGAAGCGGTCCTGCGCGTCATCGGCCCAGCCGATGCCCAGGCCCGAGGCGTCGATGCAGATGCGCTCGCAGCGCTCGAACCACGGCCACATGATGGCCTCCTGCGCGCTCTTGCGCATGCGCGCCATCGACTCGACGTGCCGCGTGTAGAACACGTCGCCCAGCCGCTCGACGATCCACAGCACCGTGAGGTCTTTCTTGCGGCCGATGTCCACCCCGGCATACAGCTGGCCTTGCACCGGCTCGTCCAGCGCGCGTTGCCACGGCTCGGTGGCCAGGTACTCGCAGGCCGTGATCAGCTCGTACTCGATGAATTTCGAATCGTCGTCCGAGGCGATGCACATGTACTCCTGATCGAAGCTCTCCGCGTCGGCCGTGCCGGCCTTCACGAAGTCGAAGTACTGCGCCTCGTCCATGGCCTGCTGCTGGTCGTCGGCCGGCAGCGCCTGCTGCAGCTTGAACAGGAAGCCCTGGTCCAGCGCGTCCTGCAGCGTCACGCGGTGCAGGCTGATCTTCTTCGGGTTGCCCTTCTCGCGGATCTCGCGCACCAGGGCGTTGAAGAAGCTGTTGCTGCCGCGATGGGTGCTGACGACGCGCAGGCTGCCGCCCCAGGTGATGCCGGGGTAGGCGATGGCCCACAGCTTGCGCTGGTCCTTGTGCAACGCGAACTCGTCGAGCGTGCGGCCGCCGCGCTTGCCGGCCTGGGCGTCGGCGTTGCTCGACATGCTGTGCAGGCGCCGGCCGTTGGCGAACGTCAGCACGTAGGCCGTTGCCTTCTCGCCGTTGCCGAGATCGAGCACCTGCTCGCCGAGGTCTTGCGCGGCCAGGTTGGATACGCCTGCCCACAGCTTGGCGTCCTCGAGGAACAGCCGGGCCTGGATGTCGTCGCGGCTGCTCACCCACTCGTCGTAACGGCGGCCTTGCGCGGACACGTCCTCGATCACGTCGTAGGCCGTGCACCACGACAGGCCGACCTGCCGGCTCTTCTCCATCAGCTTGAGCCGGCTCTTGTCCTTGATCCACCGCGACTGGTAGGGCAGGAAGATGGCCTCCGGGTTGGCCGGGATCACCTTGGCGTTGCCGCGGCGCTTCATTCGATCCCCAGCGCCTGCCGAATGGCCGCCTGCGTCGCCGGCGTCACGCCTTCGGCCTTGGCCACCAGGTCCAGCTTGGCCTTCTGCTCTTCGAGGAGACGCGTGCGCACGCGCTCTTCCACCTCGGCCTGGAACTTCTTCAGGTGCACGTCGCTGCGCGCCAGCGTGGCGATGTTCTTCGCGGCCTTGCTCAGCAGCGTGAGGCGCTCGCCGGGGTCGGTGTCGGGATCGTCGGCCTCTTGCAAGGTGACGATGGCTTCGAACATCTCGGTCTGCACCAGCTTCATCACCGCGCCGCTCAGCGACGCGTACTCATCACCCACCTGCTCGTGGATGAGGCGGGCCGCGTCGGTGCTGGCCTTGATGGCCGCCAACCGCCGATCCAGCTTCTGCCCGTAGCGGCCGATGGCGCTGCGGCTCGGCAGCTTGCCGGCGCTGGCCTCGGCGGGGTAGCGCTGCTGCAGGTCGGCGATCAGCTCGTCGAGCGTCTGCGCGCCGGTGGCGAGCATGGCCTCGATGTAGCTCTTGATCTCCGCCGGCAGCCGGCTGACGCTGCTCTTGCGCGACATCGTCTCACCAGTACTTCGCCGGCCGCGCGATGCCGGGCTCGACGTCGACGGTGTACTCGGCCACGTCCGTGCCGTGCCGCGTCAGCTCGCAGAACCAGCGGCCGCTCGGCTCCTTGGTCACCAGCACCAGGTGACGGCCGACCAGGTAGTCCAGCTCGCGCCGCAGCTCGTGCGCCGTGGCGTCCGGGTACTCGCTCTGCGCCACGGCCAGCACCGGGCCTTCGTACGCGCCCAGCGGGCGCGCGGTGTTCAGCGTCAACAGGATCAGCCAGCGCAGTGCCTCGCGCCGGATTCGAGCCTGGTCAATCTGCGTCATGCTTGCCTCCGCGCAGCTGCATGTTCTCGATCCGCAGTGCCAGGCTGTCGAGCTTGGCCTCGATGACGCTCTGCCCGCGGATGTAGTCCTCGCGGCGCACGTAGTGCAGCGGCAGGTCGGCTTGCAGCTTCATCAACTCCCTCTCCACGCGCTGCCACTGCCCGACCTCGCGCAGGTTGGCTTCCTCGATCGAGCCCAGCCGCTCGGCCAGCGCGCCGATCTGGCCCTCGATGTGCGTCTGCGTCTGCGACAGCAGCAGCTTGCCCGTGCCAGCGGCGGCGCCCAGGAAGGTGATGAGCAGCAGCACCAGCTGCCAGAGTTCGACCTGCACGATGTTCATGGGAGGGCTCAGCTCGCGTGTTCGAGGTTTCGGATGTAGTAGTCGCAGGCGTCCTGCACCTGGTCGTTAGCGCCGTAGGTCGCCACCACGGTCACCAGGCGGCGCTCGCTCTCGTGGGCTTGATCGATCAGCGCGGTGTCCGCCGGGGTCAGCACGATGTCGACCGCCTCGGCGGCAGCCAGGTCGGTCCAGCCGCGCACCTCTACGCCGGTGGTCTGGCAGTCGATGCGGTACTTCACCGATGCCGGCGCCGCCGGCGCGCGGTACCGATCGGTGAACGTTGCCGACAGCACTGCGGTCGATTGTTCGGCCACCACTCTCATGCCGACCACTTGAAGGTGATGTGCCGTGCCGCGAAGCTGAAGCGCAGGCGCAGCGGCGCGGCCACGATGACCACCAGGCCATCGGCGATGTACAGCGACAGCGCCGCCCACAGCTGGCGCATGTCCTGCGTCGCGGCCTGCAGCGCGGCTTGCACCGAAGCGCGCATCGCCACCGCGGCATTGAGCGACGCCTGCGCCGAGCCCACCTCGGCCACGGCCGTGGTGATGCCGGCGCTGGCGGTGGCCAGCGCCTGCAGCGCGGCGTCCACAGCACCGAAGGCCATCGACCCACCTTGCACCTGCACGTCGAGCGCCGCGCCCGCGCTGCGCGCCTGCGACACGGCCAGCTCGATCGCCGCCGCCGCCGCGCCGGCTTGCTGCAGCGCCGCGCCCACGCCCGTGATGGCGGTCTGCCCAGGCAGCTGCACGGCCGTGTCGATGCCCGCCGCCGCCAGCGCCTGGTGCAGCACCGCCGCGCTCAGCGCCACCTGCGCGCTGATGCCGGCCTGCACGTACGTGCTCAGCCCGGTGGCCACGCTTTGATCGGCCTGCACCTGCGCCGACAGCGAAGCGGTCTGCGCGCCCTGCGCCTGCACGGCCAGGTCGAGCGCGGCCGCGGCGCTGCGCGCGAGCTGCAGGGCCGCGTCGAGCGACGCCGACTGCTGCCCGCTGACCTGCACGGCAGCTTGCAAGCTGCTGACCGCGACGCCGGCGGCCTGCACCGCCGCTTCCAGCTGCGCCTGGCCGCTGCGCGCGGCCTGCACGGCAAGGCCAACGCTGCTGGTCGACGCGCCGGCGGCCTGCACCGCGGCCGAGCTGCCTGCGCTCGCGGAAAGTGCGCGCTGCACCACCGCGCCGAGGCTTGCGGACAGTGTGATCGTCGATGCGCCCGCGCCCGCTGAAGCAGGTGCCCAGATGCGCTGGTTGTCAAAGAGCTGCCATGGTGCTTGCGGGCTTGCAGTGAGCAAGCGCATAGCGTCAGGGCCGATGTCGCGCAGCCACATCGCGCCGCCGGCGATTGCGAGCGAGCGCGCCTGCGAGCCCACCGAGACGTTGATCCCAGAGCCAGTGGCGCGCAAGCCGGCCGCGAAGTTCGAGGCAGCCGTGGAGGCAACCATGTCGCCATCAACCCAAAGTTCGAGCATGGAGTTGCGCACGAACCGCATCCCGACGACATGCGGGCTGTTGGGCGAAAGCGGCGCTGGGCTGTTGACCAACGCACTGCCGTTGTAGTTCGGGTAGTAGTAGACGAACGCCCGCGGAGCACCGCCTGCATACGTCGCTACCTGCAGCCCACTTGCCGCGCCAGATCCTGCAGCGCCCGCCGTCAGTAGCGTGGTCTCGGCGCTGACGTTGACGTTCTCGCCGTTGTAGCCCCACACGATGATCGACAGCTCATCAGAGCCGTTCGGCAGCGGGCCCGACGACAGTTGCCAGCCGGCGGAGTTGCCAGCGGTGGCGTAGGCAGTGCCATCGGGCGAGGCGATCGAGTTCAGCGTGGTCGGGCCCAGCCCACGAAACACCTCGTGGCTGCCGGCAGCGTTGAACAGCAGCGCAAGGCCTTCGACCAGCGGACTGCGGCCGACGCCGGCCGACGGCAGCGGCTGCCGCCGCCACGGCCGGACAAGCGGGATCAGCGACATTCAGCCAGCCTCGCCTTGGGCGATCTGCGCCGTACTTGATGCGGCGAAGCTCACCGCGCAAATGTGCTCGCCGTTGCCGTTGCTCGGCCAGGTCGTGCCACCGTCGGTCGACATCTGCCGCACCACTCGAACCAATCCAGTGGCAGAAGCCGATGGCGTGAATGAGGCGACGAGGTGCGCGCCGAGGTACTTGTCCGCGCTGTTGTCGATCGTGCTGCCGTTGCTGTAAGCACCGGCGGCGACGCTGACCGACGCGATCGGCGTGCTTTCGCTGTCATCGGTGCGCGAGCCGTCGGAAGCAAACTTCCAGCGGCGGCTCTTCACGACCACCGTGACGCTAACGCCGGTGCTGTTGTAGACCTGGTACCGATAGGTGTGGCCGAGCATCATTCGACTCCCTGCACCGCGTCGGCCACCTGCCGCCAGGTGATCGGGTCATCGACAAGCGCAATGCGTTGCAACCCGTCAACCTCGGACTGGTCCAGGATGCCCAGCGCCGCGAACTGATCGAGCATGCCGCGCAACTGGGGTGACCCGAAGTCCAGGCCATCGCCGGCAAGAAAGCCCAGCTGTCGGCGCAGCAGCGACCCCATCACGCGCTGCTGCGGGTCGCTGCTCTCGAGCATCTTGTCGCGGGCGCCTTCGAGCTTCATCAGGATGATCTCGGCGGCAATGGGCCCGCCCGGTACCTGCTCGGCGAGGCCGCGGGCGCTGAGGATCCGCGGTGCAAGGCGCTTGCGGTCGACCGACAGCAACGTGGCCACGGCGGCCAGGTCACCTGCGGCCAGCGCAGCATCGATCTGCTCGACCTCGACCACGCTGAGCGTGCGGCCGGCCAGCGCTTCGAGCGCGGACTGCTGCTTCGGCGTCATGGCGTCAAGTCCTGCGTCGTGACGATCACGCTCACGCCGTCGGCGTAGACGCGCACGCCGTTCAGCTCGGCGACGACCCACTCCACGCGCTGCGGCTCGTCCACGTGCACGGTGCCGGCCAGGGCGAGCAGCCGCCCAACGGCTTCTTGCGCCGGCATGCCTGGGTGCTGCAGCAGCTCGCCGGCCAGTGCGTTGAGCTGCGGCACCAGCTGCTCGGCCGCAGTCTTCATGGCCAGGCCGCGCAGGCCGCGGCGGCGGAACAGCCGCCCGCCGGAGCCGCCGGGCACGATCACGCGCAGCTGGCCGTTGCTGGCCACCGCGGTGCCGTCCGGCCCGATGACCGTTTCGAAGGCGATCGGCTGCTGCTGCGACATCAGATCTCGTCCCAGGCGATCGTCAGCGTCTCGCTCGGCGTGAGCCCGCCGCTGGCCGCGGCGGTGACCTCGCAGGCCATCACCAGGTGGTCGCCCTTCTCGCCGGTGCCGGTGAACGGGCCGGCGCCGAGCGACAGCGGCGCCGCGCTGGTGTAGGTGAACAGGTTGGCATAGCCGGCGGAAGCGGTCTCCTCGATCGGCGTGGCGTACGCCGCAACCGCCTTGCCCCACAGGTTGATGCCGGCGCCCATGCCCGAGCTGCCGTCCGTGTAGGCGCGCACGTTGCTGATCTGCGTGAACGTGCCGCCGGCGATGTACAGCCGCAGCCACTTCTGGAACGACCAGTCGCTGCCGCTGGTGGGCTTGACCATCGGGTTAGCCAGGTCCACCGTCGAGTTGTCCGCGTTCTTGAAGCGAACCGTCCCGCCGGTCTTGTCCGTCGCCGTGCCGCCGGCGCCGTTCTTCTCCACGATTTGTACCGTCGCTGCCATGGCTGCTCCGAAAGTTCAGTTCGTTGCCGAGCCCGTTGCCGGCTTCGCCTTGGCCGCGGCGCGCAGCGCCTGGCCTTCGAGGATGGCCTTGCACTCCGACGCGTTGATGTCGCCGGTGATGGTCACCGGTCCCCATCGGCTCGCGCTCATGCACGCCTT